GCGGGATTCCTGAAGCGCCCAAGAGAAGTCACCTCATTTTTGGGCAATCGAGCCACAGTCCTGCCTGATTATTGAGCATTGCACAGTCTACAATGCTGCATTGCAGCATTTGGTCTTTCGATCAACGTCCATAGACGTTACCTACAAAAACGAAGGCTTTTCCTCCTCCCTAAGTCTTCAAATATGGCGGTGGCGCTCTCCTCCTCCCTGCGTCACCGCCGTCTTTCCCCAAAAAAGCAAGGAATTACCAAGTTGCCGAGGTGAACCCAGGCGGCCGACAGGCCCTGCATCGCTGCCCATGTGTCATCGCATCTTTCCTGCCGCGAACAGCCGCCTCAGCGCATAGGATTTGGCGAGGCTCGCAATCGTGAAGGCTACCCGGATCTTCAGGTTCTTAGTTACAACGGCGAGCCCGTACCCGACGACGACATTCGTCGCGGCCACAATCACCGACATGGTACGCGTCTGCTTGATCCCGTCCCCTTAGGCAGGCATTCGAGAAACGCGCTCACGAATTCCGCCGCGAGCGGCGGCACGATCGCATTGCCGTAGCCCCGCAGGAGCCCCATTCGGCCGGATACCCCATCAGCCAGCGGGAATGTTCCGGGTTCAACGGGCCTCCAGCGGCCATCGCGGCAGAGGAGCCAGTCAGCGTCACGCCAGATGCCGTCCGTCGCGCCGGTCCCGGCAGGCTCGCAGTCGCATTGGACCAATCGACCAGCTTCACCGTCCTGCGGCTGGCATCGGTGTTGCCCGCCGCGTTGTAGCTGTCCGTCGCCGGTGATCCGGCCATCGCCGTTGGCCAGCCCGCCAGCCAGACCTGCCGACCGAGCAGCGCGTTGATCGGCACCGCCGGGCACTCCGACCCGTCCTTGTGATCCCGCGCTGAGGCCGTCGCCCAACCTGCCTGCCGCAGGATCGATAGTGACGGCGCCGAAGAACAGCCGCTGGCGGATATGCGGCGCACTGATGCTCGCAGCCGGCAGATCGGCCGCCGCGACGGCGTAAGATGCCGCTTCCAGCGCATCCGCCAGAGCGTCGAACCACGCCCAGTCATCTGCACCCGCAGCCGGCTTTCGAGACGCTGCGCCAACACGTCCGAGCACTGCCGCGCTCGCGACCTGTTCGCCGAAGACGAGGCCAGGTCGGCAGGCGGCGACGAGCCGCAGGAAGGCGGGGGGCGAGGTGGCGATCATCGTCCTGTCCCTTGCCGCTGTCCGGCCTGGCTGAAGGCTGGCAGGGCGGCGAGCCGGTCCAGACGGGCAGATCCTGACCACGCCGGCGAGGCGCAGCGCGTAGGGCCAGCCGCCGATCCCGGCGAAGAAATGGCATTGCTTAAAGCCCCGCAGGTCCGACGGCGTGACGTCGAGGATGGACCGCGCATCCACCTCGCCCGCGGGCAGCAGCCCGGCCGCGATCAGTTCCCGCAGCCAGGCACAGGCGGCGGGATCGGTATCATTGTAGTAGACGGCCATCAGGCGGCAGCGTCTGCCTTGTCGCCAAGCCGCTCCGACTTCACCTCGGCAAAAGTCCGGCCGTCGCCGTCGAGGATCGCGTCCTTGCCAGTGTCCGCCTGCCAGCGCTCCACGGCGACATCGACATAGGCCGGGCTGATCTCCATCGCGAACACGCGCCGCCCGTTGGCCTCGCCCGCCATGATCTGCGAGCCCGAGCCGGCGAAGGGCTCGTAGGCCAGACCGCCCCGCGCGACGTGCTGCCGCATCGGGATGCCAAACGCGTCCAGCGGCTTCGGCGTCGGATGGTCGGGACGCTCGTCCTTGGTGAAGCTGGGCATTTCCCATGTCGAAGGCAGCGTTTGCTCGGCGACCTTTGGCGGCCGGTTCGGACGGCGCCAGCCCATGAAACAGGGCTCGTGCTTCCAGAGGTAATGCGACCGGGTCAGGACCCCGCGATCCTTCACCCAGATGATCTGCTGATGCACGAAGGCCCCGGCCTTTTCCCAACAGGCCTCCAGCATCGCCTGCCGGCGCGACGCGTGCCAGCAATACCACGCGGCATCCTCGGTGATCGCCTCAGCCACGGCGGCGGAGATGAAGCCGTCGTAGAGTTCCGCGCCCTGCGAACTGTCGTCCCACGTGTTGCCGTAGCTCTGGCTCCAGTCCTTGTTGCGTGTCGGGTGGTTCGAGCCGTCGTAATCCACAAGGTATGGCGGATCGGTCGCGAACAGGATCGCGCGTTCGCCGTTCATCAGGCGGCGCACGTCCGTTTCGCTGGTGCTGTCGCCGCAGAGCAGCCGGTGATCACCAAGGATCCACAGATCGCCCGTCCGCGACGCCGGATTGCGCGGCGGTTCGGGGATCACCACCGGCGGCGTTGTGCTGCCAGCGCCACCACTTTCTTCACCGTCATCCTCCGGCTCGAAGGCCAGCAGCTTGTCCAACTCGCCGTCGGAAAAGCCCACCAGCGACAGGTCGAAATCCTCCGCCAGTAGCTCGTTCAGTTCCGCCGACAGCAGCGCTTCGTCCCAAGGACTTTCAGCGAGGCGGTTGTCCGCGATGCGATACGCCCGCCGCTGCGCCTCGGTCAGATGCCCAAGCACGATCACCGGGGCCTCGGTCAGCCCGAGCTGCGTTGCGGCCAGCACGCGGCCATGGCCCGCGATCAGCTCGCCATCCTCACCCACGAGGCACGGCACGGTCCAACCGAACTCGGCCATGCTGGCGGCCAGCTTCGCCACCTGGTCCGCACCGTGCTGCTTGGCGTTCCGGGCATAGGGCTGGAGCCTGGCCAGCGGCCAGTGCTCGATCCGCTCGGGGGCGAAGGCGAGGGTCATGTGCGTGTGATCCTGTTTGATCGGTTTCGGTGCAACGCAAAGCGCGACAGCAGCATGAAATCTTGTTACATTCGGATTCTGTATTGGTGCCCAGTGGCGCAACCGGAGGGGATGCGCTGCACGCTGCTATCGGCTTCGGTGGCATCGATACACTCAGGCGAGCGTGGGTTCGGCGGCAATTCTGGGAGGAGGTGTCGCCGAACCGGGCGCCAGGATGAATTCCTTCAGCGCGGACTTCACTGGACTCCAAGCTGGATTCCCGCTGGACTCCGGAGTCCAGGCTATCCACCGCGGAATCCACCCTCCAAGCCGCTGTTATTGCGTGGTTATTTCCGGTTTTAGGGGTGGACTCCACGCGGGGTGGACTCCCAAAAAAACGGCCCTGTCGCTGGCGAAATTGCGCGCTGCGCCCCCCAGCATACGAAGTGCACAGAAAGGAACCGTGAAATCAATGACTTAGCGGGTGGCGGAGATGGTTTTTCCGGTCAACCGGTCACCGTTTGCCCGGTGTCGAACTGTCGCCGCTCTCGTGCCATCGTGTCCCCTTCTGGATTCCGATCTGGACCCCGAAATCCAGTCGTGTCGTGCTGTCCCGTCGCTCACGCCTCGTGCGAGCATAACCCTTTTGTAGGCCCCGAGGCCGGCTTGGTGAACCCATCAGGATGTCTCCCCGAAAATTCCGTCACAGGATGATTTTCCTTGACAGGTTGTCGGCGTTGTCGATCACGAACCGCTTCGAACGCCGCGAAGACGGCATGCGTCCATGGAGCCGCCACGTGATCAGCGCAACGCCGTACTGCCAGTGGCGGTTGGCTGCGGGGCGGCTCAGCCCGATCTCCCAGGTGATCTTCTTCCACGGCTTGCCCCTTGCGCGCAGCCAGACGATGCGGGCGTCGTCACGCTCCAGCCAGCGCAGCCAGAGCATCGCCTCCTCGGCTTCGGTGATCTGGCGCGGGGTAGGGCGCGGGCGGCGTGTTTCGGGCTCCTGACCGACATGATCGGCGAAGCTGTGGAAATACTCCGGCCAGGCGTTGAAGTAGCCCGTGGGCTTCACGCCGGGCAGTTGCGCGAACACGTCCGCGGCGAGCTCCAGCCGGTCCTGCACGCGCCCTGTGGTCCAGTCATCCGCCATTGCGCACCTCTCGAACCGCGGGAAGCTTGCCGTAGAGCTTTTCGCCAAGCTGGCGCACCAGTTCTCGTTCGGGCCAGGTGAGCCGATGATCATCGAGCGACACCGCCAGCATGTGCTGGTCGTGCCAGCCGTCGCGCTTGACTTGCTCGGGGTCACGGCGATGCCCGCCATAGCCGCGTGGTGTGCACCGCATGCCGGTCATGCCGCACCTCCCGGGTCTCGATGGCCCAGAGCAGGATGGCGATGGCGTCGGCCTCGTTGTCGTCGGCGGGGCTGAACCCGAGGGCGCGGGCCGCGTCGATCATTGCCTGCTTGTTGGCGTTGCCCTTGCCGGTGACGTGGCGCTTGATGGTGCCAACGGGCACGCCCTGATAGGGCACGCCGCGCAACTCGCCCCATGTCGTCAGCGTGGCCATCAGACCGCCATAGACATGGCTCGCGTCAGTGCCAGCGTGGCGGCGCACTTCCTCGAACCAGATCGTCGCGATCGGGCCAGACAGCCGGTCCAGCTCGGTCAGCCAGTTGGTGAAGCGCAGATACCGCATGCCGCCGCCATCGAAGCGGCCGGGCCTGAACGATGCTGTTCCGCTGGTGATCAGCCCGTCATGGCCGCGCAGCGCCCAGCCGGTCGTGGTGCCGAGATCGAGCGCAAGGATGGTGCGCGCGGGCTCAGGCGGCAGTGGGTCGTTTCGGGTTGCGCCGAGGTTGGCGTCGGCGAGAGTCGTATCAGCCATGGGTGGTCTCCTTTTCTGGTTGGCTGCTCGGGTGGAAGACGACGGCGGTTGATGCTTGGCGGTACCGGCCGCCGTCGTCGGATTTGAACGGGCCCGTCGCGCGGCGGGCCGGTAGCGGGCGGACGCATCATTCGAGCACCTCCCTGAGCCAGTCAGGCACCAGGTCGGGGCTGTGTGAGGAGGGCAAATCTGCCTCACACCCATCCTCACACCCATAAGTCTCTGATTTTATGGGCCTGTGTGAGGAATGTGAGGAATGTGAGGTGTTTTCCGGCCTCTCCTTCGCGTGTGCGCGCGTGCCCGCATGCGTAAGGGTACGGGAATTTACCTCACACACCTCACACCCTTCCGTTTTCTGTTGCGTATCCAATGGCTTGGATGTGTGAGGTGCGACGTTTTTATCCTCACACCCCTCCTCACACACCTCACACCCTGCTGAAGGAGATTGGCGCGAGCGGTCCGCGGTGAGCGTCAGAACCCAGCGTTGCGAGCGCCGCAGCATCCTGCTGAACTTCAATTGCAGCTTCCGCCCATCCACATCGAAAACACGGTCTCGCATCCGACTGATCCCACGACCGAGTTCTGCCGTGTCGACAGTCTTGCCCGGGCGGCCCACCGGGAGCTTCGGGTCTGCGACTATCGCGAGGTCAAGCACATCGTTTGCTCCCACCTCTGCGGTCCCGAACCGGTCCCACCAGCTTGCGATGAACCCGTTCCACGCGGCCCCCTCGTTATCGGACGCTTCCATCATCTCCTCGAGATTTCCGAGAAAGCCGGGGATGCCGGCGGTTTCGAGCACGCCGCCGACGATCTGCGCCCAGTTCTCGTAGGAGCCGATGGTCTTCTTGCCGCGCGGCTTGCCGGCGGCGATCCAAGCCTGGCACAGCGTCAGGCAGGCCGCGACAAGCCGGGCGCGATTGGCGCGCACCCAGACCATGAGATCGGGATGGCGGAACCCGCCGCGTTGCCAGGGGCGTTCGATATTGGCATCGAGCCGGATGCGCACGAGGCGGCGCGCCATCTCGTTGGAGAACTCGGGGTTGTTGCCGGTCGCGATCCAGAGGCAGCGGATCGGCAGCCGGGTCATTTCCGAGACCCCGAGCACACGATCCTCCCAGAAGGGGGCGGTGAGGGCCGCGGCAACGGCCGCGCTGTCGAGCTTGGCACGCAGGTTGTCGATCAGGATGATCGAGGGGATCTGGCGCAGCTTGGCGGTGACGCGCTTGCGCCATTCCTCATCGTCGCGCCCCTCGGTCATGACACTGGCACCGGTGCCGGTCAGGATCGTGGCGATCGCATCTACCATCAGTGTGGCGCCGGTGCCGGGCGTGGGCTTTTCGATCAGGTGCAGCGGCGTCGGCCCGTCGATCATGCCACGCAGGAAGCCGAGCAGCAGGAGGGCCACGACATGCGCGCGCTCGGCCTCGCCGGTGAAGGGGAAGTCGCCGAGCAGGTCCTTGCAGATCAGCCTGCGCGCGGCCGCGATATCCTCTGCACCCGGTCGGGTAGGGATCTCCGGCACGGTGAACCCGGGCGCGGGCACGTAGAGCAACCGTGCGTCCGGGTGGTATCCTGGCGTGGTGATCAGCGTGCCGGTGCGCCCGAAGACCGGCGTGTTGACGATACCGGTGAGCACCGGCAGCGCCGGATCGGGCGTGGCCAGCACGGATTTGACGACCGCGACGGGCGGCGGCGCAGGCAGCAATTCGCCCTTCGAAGTTTCGCGCACCCAGCGGGCCAGCCGCGCCAGCATGTGGCGCAGGCGTTCCTCGTTGAGCATGGTGGCCACCGGGCGCCCCTCGTCGTCGGGGACCACCCATGTGGGCTGGCCTGCGAAGCGATAGACCCATGGCGTGCGATTGGAGGCCATGATCACGCTCCAGGCCTGGGAGACCGAACGGCCCAGATCGCCTTCGTCGGCGCGCAGGGTGGGCATGGCCTCGCCGCTGCCCTGATAATTGACCGGCCGGTGCTGGCCGATCTGCAGGACCGCCTCGGTCTCGGTGACGGCCTCCGCGTCCTCGATCAGGGCGGCGACGGCCTTGGCCCCGTCGCGCAACAACAGGTCGTTGAAGTCCTGCCCTTCCTCCGGTGGGATCGCGATGGCGACATCGCGCCCCTGCGCCCGCAAGCGCCGGGCGGCGGCTTCGGCGGCCCGCAGACCGGCGCCGGAGACGTCATGGTCGGCGAGGATCAGCACGCGCTGTGCGGCGGGAGGCAAATCGATCTGTTCGAGACCGGAGGTCGACAGCGTCGCCCATACCGCCAGGTCCGGACAGGCGGTCATCACGGCGAGCCCGGTCTCGATGCCCTCTGACAGCGCCAGCCGGTCGCCATTCCCGAGCTGTGCGAGCTGCACGGCGCCACCGGCCACGCGCCCGAGCATCATCTTCGGCTTGGTGACCGGCGCCTTGCGCACTTCGTTGCCGGCTTCAACGATGTAGGTACGGTGCAGCCCGATCACATCGCCGCTGCGATCGCGCACCTGGCCGAGAAGCGCCGGATAGCCGGTCTTCGTCTCCCAATGCGTCAGATCGGAATGAAACAGCAGATCGGGCGCGTCCGGCAGCGCAAGGCCGCGGGCCTGCAGATAGGCCGCGGCTGAGGTGCCGGTGATGGGCACGGCTTTCGACAGGATATGCGCGATGTCCTGGGACGCGTCGCGCTTTGGCGCGGGTTTGGCTGCGGGGGCCTGGCGCGCGGGGGCACCGGACTGAACGCCGGCCATCTCCGCCGCCTCGACGATCAGGTCCCGCCCATCGAGCCCCGTTGCCGCCTCGATGGCACTGATCGGCCCGCCGCCCTCATTGCCATCAAAGTCGATCCAGTCCCCGGCATGCGGCCCGCGCAGGGTGATGACGCAGGAGCCGGTATTGCGCGGTGCGTCGCCGCGGATATTGGCCAGCCGCCATTCGTCGCCAACACGGCGTCCATTTGGGAACAGCCGCGGCACCCAATGCTCCGCCGTCTCGCGCAGACGCTGGACGATCAGGTCCAGATCGTAGCGTTCCGGTTGCGGCCGCGACGGCATGGCGTCGTTGAGATCGATCACGGTGGCACTCATGCGTGGCCTCCTTCAGGCAAGGATCAGCAGGCCGTGTTCGGCCCGGGTGATTGCGGTGTAGAGCCAGCGTTTGCGGTCCTCGGCGGTGTGCCCGAAGCCGTCATCCACGACGATCACGGTGGGGTACTGGCTTCCCTGGCTCTTGTGGCAGGTGATCGCGTAGCCCCAGCTGGACTGGATCAGCCCGCGGCACGCCATCCATTCGCGGCGATGGCGGTCGGGATCGAAGCGCACATGGTCGTCGAATTCCCCGCGCCAGAAATCCTGCGCGCCCGAGATGCAGGTGCCGTCCTCGGTGCGCACTGTGGCGCGAAACGCCCGGTCGTTGCGGGGATGCGCCTGCACGTCCGACAGATGCAGGAACATGCCGTTGATCAGCCCAAGATCATGGCGATTGCGCAGACAGATGATCTTTTCGCCGGCCCCTGCGGGATAATCGGCCTCGAACCCGGCAGCGCCCTTCATCGCGGTGTTGAGCCGCCGCCGCGTGGCGTGCGTGCCGCAGATCACCTGGCCGCCTTGCAGCATCTGCGCCGGGCTCACCTCGTGGCGCGACATCTTCCAGACCTGATCGTCGAACGCGCCGAAGGGAATGTCGCGGCCCTCGCGCGCGAGGGTGGCCAGCTGCAGGATCGGGCTCTCGGCGGCCTGCCGATACACCTCGGTGAGCATCACGTCAGGTGTGGCCTCGGTGAAAAAACCGGTATCCTTCACGGGCGGCAGCTGGCCCGGATCGCCCAGCACCAAGATCGGCTTGCCGAAGGCCATGAGGTCCTGTGCCATGTCCGTGCCCACCATCGAGACCTCGTCGAGCACGAGCAGGTCCGCATCGCGCAGGGCGGATTGCGTGTTCAGCACGAAGCGCGGTTCATGGATGTGATCGAGCCTGAACTTCAGCTGTCTGATCTGGGTCTCGGCAAAGCTGCGCTCAGCCACGCCCATGCGCGGCAGGTCGCGCTCCAGCGCCGCCAGTTCCTCGGTCACGCGGGCGATTTCGTCGGGTGTGGCCTCGGAGAAGCGATAGATAAGGCTGTGAATCGTCTGGGCCGGCGTGCCCTTCTGCGTCATCACATGGACGGCCTTGCCGGTGAAGGCGGCGAAGATCACGCCGCCCAGACCGCCGGGCGTCATCGGCCGGAGGCCGAGCGCCTCGATCGCCATGGCGGTGATGGTGGTCTTTCCGACCCCTGCGTAGCCGAACACCCGGAACACCTGCTGCGCGTGGGTGCGGTGCAGATACCAGTCGCGGATGGCGGCAATGGCGCGCGTTTGCGCCTCCGAAAGCGTGAGACTCATGCGTGACCCTCCGACCAGCACCGGGCGCTGAAGGGGCAGAACCGGCAGAGATAAAAATCGGCATGAACGGCGATGCGTGGCAGCAGATCGCCCGCGTCCGCGGCGCGCAGCACGTCCACCGCCTTGTCCGACAGCGCCTGCGCGGCGCCTGGGTCGAACGGCACATGCTCGTGGTAAAGCTCGCAGCTGTCCTTGTTCAGCGCGGTGAAGAGCGCGGAGGCTAGGCCCATATAAGCCATGTAGATCTGCAACTGGCCGTAATAGACGGGCTTCGAGATCTGCACACCCTTCTTCGCCGTGTCGGACCAGGATGAGGCCTTCAGCGCCTTGTGTTCCCAGAGCACCGGCCAGGTGAGCCCCATCTCCGGGCCACTGACGATCACGCCATCGACATGACCGCGAATGCGCCCGCCTGCCGTCTCGAAGCCAAACTGGCCGCCGTCGCGCCTTTCGGTGCGCAGGTCGAACCCCGCTGTGCGCAGCCAGCGGATGGCGAGATCCTCGAACACGTGACCGGCCTTGAAGATG